GTTCCAAAGCGTTTGGAGACTGTCTTGCCAGTTTTGATCCATACGGATGAATCGTCTTTGGTTTGATACTTTGCGCCGATTTCGAGGTCTTTGATTTTCATTTTTGGTTTTCTGTTTGGTTTCTATCGTTCGGGTTCGTCCCGTTCGATGTGCAAACCTTCTTTCAACTTCTCCAAGATGAAAAGAAAAAAATTCGCGAAGTGCGAAAATAAATCTGTGAAAAAAGCTTTACATATGCGCTCAACCAATGCTGGAGCGCGTGTGTGGCTTGGATAAAAACCAAGTCACATAATAAAATCTACCTAGATCGGGCGGTATAAATTTACCGACCGAACGCCTTGATTCGTCTGAATCATTGTTTTTTTCACTTCTAGAATGCCTTTTCTGACGGCCAATTCAACTCGGCATCCTGTTGAAGCTATCGTTGTTTTTGACTCGTTGGAAATAGCTCGGACGGTCTTCCACCCTTGCTCAGCAAGCTCTTTCTCGCTTGCGGCTTTTGTCGTTTCGTAGAAAGCCGACCAGGCTTTGTTTACATTGGCAATAGCCACGGCTGATTTATTTTTCGTTCGCATAGATTTATATTTATAGAGTTGTCCTTGTAATAGCCATACGCGAAGCCCTGCGACCATGCGAATGTTGCGCGGCGTGTCGAAGCGTATTCCATGTCGAAACGCGCAAGCATTCCCACGCAATATCCACTCGCGCCGTCTAGCGTGCGAGCGCGTTCCCATCCGACTCGGTGAAGGTGGGCCATGACACATTGGCCATATGTCTCCGCATGATCCCTGATACTTTGCACGTTATACATATAACCGTGCAAAAACTTGGTTCCACCGAGTTCGTAAAAGCTACGAATATGATACGGGTATAATTTCGCTTTGAGTTCCTTTGCCGTCTTCTCAATGGCTTGAATGGTTAGCGTAGCGGCGTGCGCCGCAAGCGCGTTGGGCGACGACGCGAGCTTGTAGAGCCTAGCTTCGTGGTTTCCGTATAAAATATGTTGCGGCCTTAATTCATGGAGAAAATCAATGCCGGCAGAAAGATCGTCCGAGATGCTCGCGGCGCGGTCGCTTGAGTTCGGGTCTGAGATTGCACCGGAGCGGAAGGCAGCTAGGTCTAGGAAGTCGCCAAGCATGATGGTTGTGTCTGGTCGCCATCGTTCCTTAAACACGAGGACGGCCTTGCGAGCCTCTGGGTCGATTTGATCGCCGTGAGAGCACCCAACAGCCATCCATTTTTTCCAGCCTTTCATGTAAGTTCTGGGATATTTCGGCTGGTTCGTTGCTCCCAAATCCACGCACGGACGGCCTCCATCGTATCTTCATCAAGTTTTGCAAATGCTCCGCATTCGTGCTTGAGAGCAGATCGAATCTCTTGATCGATGTCATCAAGCAGGATCAAAATATCAAGCCCTTTACAGGCCACCTCGTGCTCGTATCGTTCGGTCTCGTCAAATTCAAGTATCAGTTTCATGCTTCGTCTTCCTCCTCTTCTTCTTCCAAGTCTGGAAATAAAATGCTGAATGAGTCTCCTGCGAGTCCTTCGACAGCGTATTTGTTACCGAAAACAAACTCTCCGTGCATGGTCTCGCCTGCTTGCTCCCAAGAGACGATGGTGAATCCGCAATCGTAATGTTCCGACAGGATGCGCTTCGCTTCCGCGAGTGCTTCCGTGCGCTCCGATTCAACCGTCGGTTGTTTTCGTTTTTTCAAGCAAGGATGTCGATTTTTTTTGAAACTCTGTTGCGTAAATTGGCGAGCATATCGCGCTCGGTCATGCCCTTCGCCCATGCTGGACGCAGCTGATAGTGCGGTTCGTCAATAAATTTCCAGTCGCCGCCCCATTCGAGGCCAAGGCTTTTTCCGAGCGTTCCAAGTTCGTTGTAGAGCGGGTGTTCGCCGCAATATTCCTTGCCGCGAAAGATTCCGATGTCCGCGGAAATCCCGAAATTATGGAGCGAAAATCCAGCCTTGGCCCGTGTTGTAATCGATGTATTTGGAATCGTGCGGCCTTTAGCATAGATCGCATCTTGCTCCATGTAACTGCGAGTTCCGCTGATGATTTTAACATCGCAGCCCACCTTTGCACAGATGACCTTTGCCACGCCTAGAAAGCCGCGCATGGCCTTTTGCATCGCTGGGTGGAGCGTTGCCAAGTTGATCTCGCTTCGCTCGTCAAAGGTCATTTTTTTAAGCCTTGGATGTCTGGGAGTTCGTAGCAAAAAGTGCCGTAGTCGGTCTTCACGCATAAAGCCGGATTATTGAATCCAGCGCATGAAGTCAAAAACGCCATGCCGAGAAACGCGAAGCTGAGAACGATCATCCACAGCGCAATTTGCTTGGCGCTCATTTTTCTTTTCGGAAGATTTCGATGAGTCCGATGATCGCCGCAAGTGCCGAACCGATGGCGTCCCATTTCGCTGGCTCCAGGCTAAGGCCGGCAACTGCGCCGATGATGGCGATGCCGCGAATCGTGGAAGGTTCTTTCAATTTCGAGAATAGTGCTTTCATGGTTTTTTAGCTTTCAACATTTTATACAACGAAACCGCACCGATGCAAATTCCAAGGACGAGAGAGAGAACGCGAAGCCAAGCCTCAACCTCGGAAAACGAGATCAAGACCGCCATTGCTGGAGCCGACGTTCCGACGAACGTATGAAAAGTGTGGCCGTTCATTAGCTCAAGCCGCCTTGGCTGATGAGTTCTTCCGTGAGTGTGCATGGCTGAAGAATTATCGTGCTCCGCTCGCCGCCGGTAGTCAGTTCGATCTCGATATCGGTCGTGACTGATGTTGCATTAAGCAACAGATCGCGGACGCCGAACGTGTTGAAATCGACTGCGGCTGTCTTCCCCGGTGTTGCGCTCAGTCCGCTTTGAACTTGGAGCGTCGGCAGGTCGGAAAATCCTTTATCGCCACCAAATGTGACATCGAAATAACTTCCTTGAATGCCGCTCACGGTTAGGTTGCTTGAACCGATGCTGTCGAGCGATTGCAAGGCCGTTTGCAGTTGCGCGGCGGTCGTGCTTGCGTTAAGCGGATCGGTCTGGCGCAGGATCGTGGTGGCTACGCTGCCCGTTGTCACCGTGCCCGTGCCGGTAGTGATCGCGACTGCTCCCGCAGTTACGCCTAGCAAAAATTCGGTCGTCTGCGGGATCGAGCGCACGAAATATTGAATGCCTGCGGTGTATCCGGTCAACGCGGTGAACCCTGTCAGCACGACAGGCTGGGCGAGCGTCAGCCCGTGGTTAGTTGCTGAAATGAATACGCCGTCCGTTACCGTGCTGGCGATGTCCACGTTGTATGTCGGAACCGTCACGCGAAAACTTCCAAGATACGGATCGCGTGAAAATGAAATGCGTTGCACTTCGTTTTGAAGCGTCGATCCGGTAAGCGTAGTCGCCACGCTGACGGTCAATGCCGTGCCAAGGTCAGTCCACGTTGGCTCGTAGACTGCTGGAGCGAGACGGAGTTGCAGTTCTTGGATTTCGGCGTTGGTCGCGTCTCCGACAAGCCGCTCGTCGATGAGCGCGGTTGTGGTCGGAATGAGTCGAGCGAAGTTCCCTGTGATCGCGCCCTGCGTGCCTGCGCTGTTGAACGAGACGACGAAGTTGGTCGCCATCGTGCCGTCAACAGATACCGATCCTGCGGCGGTTATCGTTGAGAGCGAGTTGAGCGCGGACGATATCGCGCCTGCGGTCGCGCTGAAGCCTATCGCGCCGCTGGTCTGACCTCCGAATGAGAGCGTGAACGTGCCACTTGCTGGCGTGCCTGTTCGGCTTCCTACGCCGAACTTTACGCTCGTTCCGGTATAATCGACCACGTTAAACGGCGCGGATACGTTGCCCGTTGCTTCCAGAAAGTACAGGTTGATCGCGCCGTTGTCGCCCTTCACGAAGCGTTGCGTTGTAGCTGGTGCAAGACTCGTCAAGCTCGTCGCCAACCTGCGGTTCGTTGTGTCAATGAAAAGATCGCGTGCCATTTAGTTGGTGGCTTTGTCAACAGCTTGCCATTTGCCGAGCGGACACGCCTCGGTTGCCATGCGTAGTTTCGCCCAAGTCGAGCATCCGCACTTGCGACAGCGGCCCGTGGCGTTGAGTGCCTGCGCGTCCCATTCTGGGCAGGATCGGCAGATGGCTTCGCGGGTTGCGAGTGCTTCGGGTGGCGTGGTGGCGAAGCCTGCGCGAGCGAAATTAAAAGCGGAGCTTCCGAATTGAGCCAATGTGCGAGCACGAAAATCAATGATATGTTGTGGGATCACGAAAAGACAAAAGTTGGAGGAGTAACGTCTGAACCAGATCCAAAATTTTCCGTATGTGCAGTAAATTCGTCTCCATTTATTGTATACGTGACATCTGCACAAGTTATTGGGAACTCAGGGGAGGGGTCGGGTGGACAACATGACTCAGCAGGCCCACTAGCCATTGCATTCTCGAAATTATCAGCCCCGAATGAAAAGCAATTTGTATTTGCCGATAGCCCGCAAGTATAAAAGGTTGCATCTGGAAATTCTCCAATCTGAAAACTGGCAGAAAAACCTCCGCCGCTTGGGTTAAAAGATGTCGGCGAAGCCCCATTACAAGTGCCAGTTGTTGCAGTTCTTAGCGTTTCTAAAAGTGCTCCACTTATAGCCGTCGCACATCCGCACGGGTTGCAACACGAGCAATTCACAGCGCGAAGGCCACCGCCCTCTTCGTCGGTTTTGATCTTGATCGCGCCTTTATCTGTGCGGCCAAGTGTCATATTAGCATTTCTCGGTGGCGATCCACGATAGCCCGCCCGACACGGCTCCAAGGACGTATGTGCCTGTTTTTGGAGCGGCAGGGATTTTAAGTTTAAAAGCAGAAAATCCCATCAAAGTTGTCTTTTCCGTCAACGAGTCGTCAACGACCAGTTTCGCCCAGACGAAATTTTCCATGAGATCGGCAGCTTTTATTGGATCCGCCGTCTTGCCATTTTTGACTTTGTTTTTAAAATCTACTGGGAAATTGTCGTCCATTTTATGGATTCTCTACATGGCCCACTTGTATTTCATTCACAACTCTAAAAAATTGGCTGTAGGTTACCGTTACCTCATCAACATTACCAAAATTAGATCGTGACACATTTGATATCGTTGTATCGCCATCGATATAAAGGGCATCGATAGTTGGCATAGGTAGTGGCGTCCCTGGGGAGTATGTCTGTTGCATTAAATTGTTAATATTTTCACCCAAAGTTCTTGAAAGGTCGTATGTAAAATTTACAGGACGACCATCCACGTATGAAAATGCCCCATAGTTTATTACATAACTTAGATTGACCGCAGGAATGTCAAGCGTAGTAATTGACTCACTTGGCGCAATGGTCAGGGTGCGTACAAGCGTATCACTTAAAATGTTTATATCTAAAATGTAGTTGATGAATGTCTCGCCAAATAACGATGCGCTTGCTGCGACAGAATTTATAGGAATAGTAAAACTGTTTGTGATCGCGCCGATTACAGAAGGGACGCTGGCTGTCCCCGACGAGAGTGCAAGCGTGCCGAAAAATCCCGAAACGGTAAAAGTCGTGAATCCATCGCTTCCGGTCTGCTTGGTTGCCGGATCTTTGATAATATAGTCCTCAAAGCCTGGCATTATTTCTCCAGCCGAAAGCAAGGCAACATAATCGTCTGCCGTAGTCGTTCGGCATTTAAAGACGCAATCGACGCGGTTGAGGCCGCTGTCGAAAGACTGCTTGTTCGCGCTCGTTAAAATTAGCCCGGTTGAGCCGTGGTATATGTGTGCCATTTTTTTATGCTAAAACTTGTTGCGGTAGTTTCGGTTCAATTTTTTCGACTGCTGTTTTGATCGCCTCAACGGCGGTCTTGATTGCGCTTAAAACGCTGTCGCCTTTGTCGCCTTTGTCGCCTTTGCCTTCGCCCCCTTGCGGCTGCATTTTGTCGCCCATGTCTTTTTGTGCGTCTGGCACCCCCTTTTCCATGCCCTTCTTGGCCTTGTCTAGTGCCTCTTGCTTTTTTTCGTCTGGAACTAGGTCGGCAAAACGATCCAAACCTTTTTTCGTAGGGTCTGACATTTTCGATGTATCTTTGTATCGGCCCTCCTCGCGAGCTTGTCGGATTAACTCCTTCTGTTCCTTGTCAGTCAAGCCGGATGGTGCCTTCTCGCCGTAATAATCCTTAATCATGTCTGAAGATGATCGGCGATCTCGGTCGGCACCTGTGCCGCGTAATTGCGTGTCAAGCTCGCGATCTGCCAACTGGCGTCCTGTTGCTTCGGCGGCTTTATATTGTCCCGCCGCGATCTGCTCTTGCGCCTTTTTCTGTAGCTTCCCGCCTGGGTCAACGGCTTCGGATTGTTGCCGATCTTGTATGTCTTCGCTGATCTTCGTTCCGAGCGAATTCTTGACGCGGTCGGCTTCGCGAGCGGCTCGGGCCATTTCGTTTGCTAGATTGGTTGCCTCGTTTTTACCCATTCCGCTTTTAACCAAATCCTGGATTGTAGATTCAAGTTTTTTTGCGTTGGTAAGCGAATCGGCTAATTTTGTGTCCCCAGCCGCAATCGCATTGTTAATATCAATTTGAAGCGCGACCTCGGCGCGTTTAAGCGCGGCAGATTCCTTCATCTTTTCCTGCCGAGCTTTTTCCGCATTTGCGGCCCGCTCGTCTTCGGCGGTTTGATCTTTTGCGAGAGCTTGTTGGTTCGCCTTTTTATCTTTGAATGCTTTTTGCGAAGCATCAACATCTTTGTTGATGCGATCCATCGCCTGGGCCTCCCATGCCTCATCGGCAGAAATAATGGCATCAGTTCCTTTTACAACTTCTTTTTGTTTTTCGGTAACCTTGTCGAACAACGGCGGAACGTCTGCCATATTCTTTTTGAAGTTGGCGGGGATGTCGCCCATTGATTGGCTGGCCTTATCTGCCGCAAGTTCGACAGCAACTGGGATTCGTTGCAGTGCTAATTCTGCCTGCAATGC